ATGCACGACAATGGAGACTACGCAGAGTCGAAGTACCAAGTCATGACCGGGGAAAAACTGACAGTGCGGATGAACGTGCTAGGTAACCTGACGGGGTACCAGCACGACCCTTGCTTCTGGCTTAAGGATACACTCTACAAAGAGACGCATGGTGGTGTTACAACCGCCATGGCCTGGAATGGTTACCAGGTCGGCGACTCGTGGATTGTGCGCTTTGCCCCCGTACCCGACGCGACCACTGTCGTATCGGATAGTTACCAGTCACTACCTTTGTTGGATAGTCTTGACAGGAACTCACATCGGGGACCAGTGCGCGGTATCCTTAACCTTGGGGATGAAACAAATTTCAAGCCCACTTTGGAACTACTACAGATATCGAACTCGGTGATTGTGAGTTGTGGCAGTTTCATGTGGGTGCGGAAAAGGGGGGCTAAACAGGTCCTCCTCCCCAAGGATTTCGTGAAGACCGTGGCGCTCAAGATGGTGGGCGTCGCACGCGATAAGGCCGGCTTAAGGTTGTGTATCAACACTGCCAAAAAGCTGGCTAGTTCGGCCAAGATGTCCATACCTGTGGATATGCAGATCATCTGTGCTGTGTACGGGGCCGCAATGGCTTTCGTATACACGCTCAATGATGAAATCATAGCCTTCAATAGGCTCTGCACCCCCAGGATGCAACGACTATATGCTGCCCTAGCCCGGAGCATGTCGGTGGAGTGGTCAAGCGTGTTTTGTTGTGGATCGGCCGATGCCGACAACGAGACCGCTGCCGCTTACAATCTTGACCGTCGCTCAGTACCAGGACCTTCTTTCGATGCCTCAAAGGCGTGGCCCCATGGGTTACCCGGCATTGAGTCCCGCATGGCTCTGCGGGGTTTGAAGGCCGGTGCGCGTCTCACAAATGCAGAACGCGAGGAGATTGCGGGCGACCGACCGCAGTTTCATCCGATCGCCGTCACTTTCAGTTCATACATCCCTGTCGTCCCCTACGCCTCTAAGAACAACGAGGTAGTGGCCGCCGCCAACCGCGCTCTAGTTGCTACGCCACCGGCTAGCGCTGAAGCTTGGGCGGAGGTGCACGCCTTGACGCAAGTCGAGGTTAGTGCCTTCCCGGTTGTCGACGGATCGCATTTGGAGGATGATTACAGGGAGTGGAACGACCGTTTCCCGCCAGTGAAGCGAAAACGCCATGACGAGGCTTGGGCTTCCCTCATCGAGAGGGACCTTTGCCAGGAGGATTTTCAGAGATCCTTGTTCGTGAAACGCGAGCTGACCATGAAAGGTGGCAGCGAGCCAGAGGATTTCGATCCCAGGGCCATTCAAGCCGGAACCGACCGGCTAAGCGTGAGCTATGGCCCATTCATGCACAAGTTCTCGAAGATCCTATCGTCAATGTGGAACCCAGCACACAAGATTTGTTACACGTCAGGATTGTCGGCCGAGGATATCGGTGCCTGGCGTGCGACGTATGGTAATCGCGAAGTTACCATTATCGAATGTGACGCAAGTCGCTACGATTCTTGTCAAGGTGCTGGGTGCTACGAAAATGGCTTTCTTGCGTACAAACACTGCGGGATCATTGACTACGGAAAAGCTGCTTACGCCATGACTTCCATGGTCCGTGCTTTCGGGTACACGGGCCAGGGGTCAAAGTACACGGTTGACTACAC